TCTTGCTCGAATTGTGCTTTCTCTTCGTCGGTGAAGTTATCTGAGTTCATCGTCTATGTAATCGCTTATCTGGTTTCGAGAGTACCAGCTTGCTTGTGCTTCCGCTCCCGGTCTGAGATAGGGTTGTTCGTCGATTCCTTCCTGTGCAATTTTATACTGCACGTAATACGCCAGACCCTCATCCGCGCCTTGTCGCTTCGCCCACGCCTTCAAAGGAGCGATTGGGGGCCAATAGGGTTCCGTCCCGAACTCCATCGGCAAGGCGTGTGGTTGTCCACCCACGCCCCAGACTACATCCCCGTCTCGAACCTCCGGCACGAATTGGGCCATGGAATGCCGAAGGTTGCCTCTATCTTCAGGGACGTTCTCCATAGCGACATTCTGCCCCCTCTGTGCGCCGTCTAAGAGAAACCGTTCAATACCTCTGGATACTTTCCCCGAAACGTTGTCTATGCCCTCCAAGTCCACGCCCATGTCAATCATGTAGTAACCCCTGTTGTATGATTAGTAATCACATACATCACCGACTGCGAACCACACCGATTCCCATGCGGTCCCTCAAGTAAAGGTCTGAAAACATCCTACCATAGCGGGTTTCCGTTAGACTGTTGATGGTTTCGCCCGTCACGGTGTTATACGTCACGTTCCCACCCTCTCCACTCTCTGATTGTGCCTCTCCCCCTTCGGCCAGCTCCCATAGGTGCGCCGTTAACAGTTTCGTCGCGTCGTCTTGATCCCCGATGAGAGTCGGTAAAGTCGCTACCCTATCGTTAAACTGGTTTTGGATCAACTTCTCTGCATGGCTTAGGAGTTCGTCTTTCACGTCGGTATCGAGTTGTTGCCACCCTTTACTCCCGTAGTTCTCAACGTCTGTGGTTGTGACTGCCATTAGTACATTGAAAGGTTGCCGTCTTCTTGTAATGCGGGGCTTAGGTCTACCTCACTCCGTGGCGGTTCTGCATCCTCGATTATCGCTACCATGCCGTCTATCTCTTCAGCGTTATGATTCCCGCTAATCCATGAGGCTATTTCTAAGGCCGCTGATTGGCCGTTGATGCTATCCGTTGGATGGGCGGCTGCGATCCCTTGGAGAGTCATTGCATCGACTTCTTTGGTTAGCTCAAGGCTGTTATAGGTGTCTTCTTCGGGTAACAGTGACGGGAAAATCTCATACTCTGCCATTTCGTGTCAATATATCACGCATCAAGTACAAAATTCTATCGGTGGTCAGAACAATACTCAATTGCCGCCCCTGTGCCATGTAACAAGCCGGTGAAGGCGCAGGTAGTGGATGAACCACAGCTTTTCCCGGCTTTCGCTGTGGGGACTTACGGCGGTTTTTAGTCCCGAATGTCGTCTACGGTTCTTATGTCTACATCGGGTTGTCCCGCACCCTGTGATTCTACTCTCACGTCCGTTTCATACGTGCTATCTTTCGCCCCTCTCCGTGGCTGGATTTCGTCCAAGTCCCCGCGTTCTTTTTCAATGGGGCCGAACTCTTTATCGACGACAAACGTCTCAAAGGTGGCTTCATTCCGTAATGCGTGCCACTCTTCGGCTAACACTTTCGACGTATCGCCGTAGCTGAATTGCACCACGGTTAGTTCACCTCTTCATACGCTTCCTGAACGTATTTTTTCGCGTAGGCAGGTCTACCCTCTTGGTAGTAATCTAACGCGTTATACAGCAAGGCAGCCACCTTTTCGTTATCCTGTGTCTCTTCCAAGACGTGCAAAATTTCATCGGCGGTGGATTCACCCACGCCCCGAATTTCTTGGAGTTCACTTTTCAAGTCGCTCATACAGTAGGCTACAACCTTAACGGCAAAAAGCGTATGTGCTACTCATAGGATTCTAAGCCACTTTGATTCTCATTATCTCGCAACACAGACGGATTTTCAACATCCAACCCAACCCTTGAACGTGCTATATCTGCATACTCCGGGTTCAATTCTATACCGATATAATCACGGCCCAATTCTTTGGTTTTGAGTAACGTTGTACCAGCACCAGCAAACGGATCAAGCACTACCCCGTCCGGTGGACACGTCGCCTTGATGGGTTTTTCACACAACTCCGGTGGGTAGACGGCAAAGTGAGCATCAGGGAAGGGTTTAGTTGTTACTTCAAACACGTCACCGGGGTTCTTTCCAGCGGGAGTTCCGAACTTGCCATCCGTATCTAAATTGCGCGTTCGGGGACCGTCAGACCCTTCAATAGAACCCCCACGGTAAGTTCTATCAGACTTGTGTGGTTCTCGTATTGCATCCAAATCATAGAAATAGTCTTTATTTTTTACAAAGTGAAACACCGCTTCAGTCGTGTTTGTCAGCCTGTCCCCCACACTATGCGGCATGGGGTTCGGTTTCGCCCACGTCACCCTATTCCTGAGTATCCACCCACACTCTTGGAGTTCCAAGGCCACTCGCGCCGGGATTTGCTGTAAGTCCTTGTTGTGGTATGTATCTCCAAGATTCAACCAAAGGCTTCCGTCCGAGCGTAGCACCCGCTTCACCTCGTCAAACACGTCGGCAAGGTTCTCAACAAATGCCTCTGGTGTCTCTTCTAATCCGAGTTGCCCATCCTCGCCATAGTCCCGAAGGTTCCAATATGGCGGGGAAGTCATAACAGTATGGATTGAACACTCTGGGAGTGTTTGTAGGACTTCTAAACTGTCCCCAGTATGCACTACATTTTTATCCATATCGGTGCTACTACCAGATGCCTTCCCCAAGGAGTTTTCTGACATACCCACACGTTATAGTAGCAACTACTTAGTGCTTATTGACGCCAACAAAGAAAGACGGTTTGGCTACGTTAGGCCGTGCCGTAGAGGATTTCAGCCGCTGAATCGGGCTGATGGTACTTCACGTCGAACTCGATTCTGGCGTTGATTGCCTCTAAATCCCGAATCGGGTCATCGTATTCCTTCATCTCTATATCGCGGAAGAGATACGTCGCAATGTTGTCCCGGTCGTAGACCACGGCTCCAGTTTCATCATTGGCGTCGTAGTCCCACGTGTTAGATCCGTCCGGATCGTAGACACCATTACTCGCGCGGAAACCCTCAAGGCCAAGCAGCGGGAAGGCCACTCTGTCACGGATACCTTCATCGTCGCCAAACTCCTGCGCAAACGGAATGATGGCGTTGTTTTCCGCCGTATCGAAGAGCGTTTTCGTGAACTTGGGATGCTGGACAACCGTATCCGGCATGAAGTCGTTGAGTTCGACCTGCTCAATACCCGCGTTGATAGCCGCAACCCCACGGTTGTTTTCAGTCGAAGCGTCAACACTAGAACCAGCGTTATCAACGAGTTCCGTGATGAACGCCCGATTAAGCGCGTTCTCACATTGTCGCCCAAGGAACTCCATGTTCTGGGCAATCACGTCAACGAGGGACTGATTCAGAAGTTCCTCAGTCGCGGCCATGCCGACACCGTATTTCTCAGTACTCCACTCAACGGTGTCATGCTCGCCAGCGTTGTCTTCAATCGCCCCACCTTCCGCAACATTCGGGGCAAACGCATCGTCCGGTCCACGCGGGTGGTCACCACGCTGTCGGTCAACGTTAATGACCGTGGTCGCATCCCGTGCGATTTGTGCCTTTCGCGCGCCCTGAATAACCGTCTCTCGGATTTCCTCACGGAAGAGGGTATCCAGATTGGCGATTGAATCCTCGAAGGCAAGCGCCCGCTTGATGGCACGGTCGCTATGGATCTTCTTGGACTCAAAGGGGCCTTCGTCGCTAAAGTCCGACTCATTGGCAACGCCACTGAGTTCCCGATATGCGTCTGACTCTTCATCAAACGCATACTCTTTCTCGGGACCAAGGCTTTCTGCCTTCTTGTCAATCCCGAGTTTGCGGTATTCCGACTTGTGGGACGGCCATGCTTTGGCTACATCACTCTCCGAAAGTCCCGATGGAACTCGGGGATGGGCAAGCATAAGCCCCGCAAGACGCCAATTCGACTCACCATTGGCGAGTTTCGCAAGTTCTCGCCGTGCTTCATTTGCAGACATGTTAGTTCACCTGTCCCCCAACGACAACAGTCCCAACGAACGTATCACCCTGACTGCCTGCCGCTTCATGGGCAAGGCCAATCAGATAATCGCCCGTTGCATCGCCGGTTGTGACCTGTCCCTCTTCACCAGTGCCACCGTGGGAGGTCAGATAGTCGCCGGCACTCACAGCCGCGCCAGCGGTAAACCGAACACGGGCACCCGCGCCAAGGACCATGACCGTATCGCCGGAGCTAACGGTCTGTGCGGCAACACCAATAACCTCTTCACCGTCTGTATCGCTCGGTTCTACGCCATTGTCGGAGCCAATCTTAACGGCTTGCCCCGCAATCACGTCTTCATCTGCATTGAAACTATATGCAGTCCCTTCCGGGGGCCGCATCAGTTCAATGTCGTCTAGTACTTCCGTGAAGGCCATGCTTCTACTCCTACGTATTTGCTATATGGGTAAAAAGAATCGCCCTTCAATAAGGGTCTGGGTCTTCGATAAACGCGACGTGTCCACCGGATTCAGAGCCACCGTTAAGCTCTGCGTCACCGGCAAGCGTCTTTCGGCTCTGATTATCCGGCTTGTCTTCAAGTTCGCTTAGGCGCTTGTCAAGTTCCTCTTTGGCGTCTTGGAGTTCTTGGACCGTCTCAGCATCGGCCAACTCTTCTTTGGTCGATTCAAGTTCCTCAGAGAGTTGTTCTGTGTCTTCCGGTGCCGCATACTCCATCTGTTCGATTTCGTCTTCAAGGACTCCAACCCGCTGCTTGAGTGCCTGCATTTCCTCAAGCATTTGATCCGCTTCCATGTCCATCTCTTCCTCTTCGTCTTCCTCTTCGTCTTCTTTGTCGCCGTGTTCGGCGTTCTCCATATCCTCTTCGGGTTCAAGATCATCCATCAAGTCCCCGTGGAGGTTTTCGGCCATGTCCATGACTTCTTCATCGGACATATCATCAATAACCTCGCCAAGTCCCGCACTATCAAGCGTCTCTCGGATTTCTTCAATGTCGGCCATGTGTCTACTATTTGCTTGTAGGTGGTAATGGTTTTGCCCTTCAGATAACGCCACGCCTCTATTCGCGGTCTGTCGGGCAAAGGCGGTTGGCTTCGATGCTGGATTCTTGACGAGTCCCAACCCCGAGATAAGCCCCTTGGTTAGTTCTTTCACCCCACGACTTTCGTTATACTCTATCTCTTGGCCTTCGGCATCTATCTCAACACTCGGCCCGCCAAAGCCCTTGGCACCATTGGTTTCAAGCGTCTGCTTTAGGTTGTCGTCTGCGTACTCTCCCGCTGCTTTGTCGGTGTTGATCCGTAGATCCGCGTAGAGTTCCCCACTTTCCGCTCGTGGGTTCTCAAGGTGCCCGACTTCAGAGACTTCATTATCGCTATCGTGCATGATATTGATAGCGTTATTCTCCCGAACCTCAAGGTTATCAAGCCCTCGGGGACTATACCAAATCGTTTCCCGACTCCCCGAATCGGTCCACGTGCCTGATTGGAGTATCTTCACGTTCCGATAGACAACCTCGTTCTCAGACAGTTCTTCGCGTTCTATCGGTTCGGTTTCTAACTCTGATAGCGTAAAGTGTGCCGCACTAAGTGACGGCCCAAGTTGCCCCACGTCTTCAACAGGCACACACTCACCGTTCACTTTGGTCTGTCCTTCGGGGCACTCATCACTCATTTCAGCGTCTGGTACATCATCGTCCGGCACACAGTTCGGGACTTCCCTGCCGTTCTGTTCTTTCATCCCAACCATGGTGTACCCTTCCCAACACGGATCATCTTCATCAAGTTCCTTTCCAGCAAGCACTTTATTTGCACATTCGGGAGCCAGATTATTACTCTCAGCAAAGTCGGCCAACTCTTCGGCGGTGTCTGCTGACAGGTTGCCCTCGTTCTCTTGTGCCCAACAAATCGCATACGCACGGCCTTCTGAATAATCGGGGTTATCTTCCAAAACGGACTTGACGCAGTTGTCTACCTCTTCAGGCATACACTATCTTTTCGGTCAAAACGCAAAGGCGTTTGTGCTATACCCACATCTTCCGCGTGTCAATCGGGAAGACAGACGTTATGCCATGATCTGAGACGCCAAGACAGGTGGCTATATCTCGATACCGCTTGTCAATTCTCCCAGACATCTTTTCTACAAACTCACTGGCTGGTTTGGGACTTGCGCTACATATTATCGGTGGGCCACTCCACGGAATCCGCCCGCTGATATGATAATGCCCCATAAAGCATGCGTCAAAGTCGTGTTCCAGTAACGTTTTGACCCATTCCTTTTCTCTTGCACTTGTTTCGGCTTGTGGTCTTCTATGTTG